GAGGTGATTGAAGTCTTCTCTTGCCAAGAGTATTTCCTGACATATTTTTATCGTCTACAATTTGAGTGTCGCAAAAGAGTAGTCCATCTCGTTCTTCGATTTCGTCTGAATGAAGAACATAAACTGGAAACTTAATCTGCCACAGCTTCATATTTAGATGCAAACTTGCCCATACTGTAGTCGTCGCCTATTTCAAAGTCACAACCGATTGGGCAGCCTGGAATTGAAAGTCCTCTATCTTTTTGAACATTTTTCAATAAGATACTTTCATACTCCTGAATATAATCATTGTCAACTTCTGCAAGAATAGAGTCGTGAACGAGAGCAAATATTTTCATATTTTTCTCATATCCTCTTTCACATATTTCTTTATGAGCATCAACAGCACCTAATAGATTTACATCAGAGGCTACTGACTGAACAAGAGAGTTAATACCAGAGCGAACTTCGTGAGCAGCGATTGCTCGGTCAGTTGATTTTACGTTTGGCAATCTTCTTTTTCTACCAAAGAAACTGTAGATAGTTCCATGTTTTTGAATAAACTTCTTACTATCTTCAAGCCACTTTTTCAACCCGTGAAACTGTCGAAAGTAATCATCAATCACTTCTTTCGCTTCAGTTGTACTAAAGTATTTGCCTGAGTCTTTTGTAACTTGCTCACTAATCTTTTTCGGGCCAGCACCATACATAATTCCGAAAGTAACAGCTTTTGCCATTTGTCTTTCAGTGGAATAAAACTTTGCTACATCTTCTACTTCACAAGGAAGTCCGAAAACTAATTTTGCAATATTCGAGTGAAAGTTTCCACCATCCTGGAACACTTTCATCAGTGCTTTGTCATTTGCTAAAACCGCAGCACAATACACCTCCGCAGTAGTTAAATCCATTGCAACAATTTGTTTTCCTTCTTTTGCTCGAATACAACCTTTAACGATTGGATTGTCACGAGGAATCTGTTGCATATTCATCTTACCACTACTTGATAGCCTACCACTAGTTGTACCATGAAGATTGAATCCTGTTCGGAGTCGTTCATCGCGGTCAAGAGCAGGAAGTATCTTGTCAAGGTAAGTTGATTTAATTTTTACTTTTTGTCTTATATCAAGTATAAGTTTTGGTACTTCATGTTCTTCTGCAAGTTGATTTAAAACTTCTGCATCAGTACTATCCGCACCCGTTCCAGTCTTTTTGCCTGTAGGTTTAAGACCTATAAAATCAAAAAGAAGGGAGCGAAGCTGCATTGTGCTATTCGGGTTAAAATCTTTACCTTGAAATTTCTCAAACTTTTGTACTTCAGGATATGTATAAAGAGACTCTACAGCTTTATCAATTTCTTCTTGCATCAGCACCGAGGATTTTTGTAAGCGTTCTCTATCAAAAGGAACACCGTTACTCTCGATATCAAGAAGAAACTCTGTAGCAGGAAGCAGAATGTTTCGATAAACACCCATAAGTTTGTCATTCTTTTCTAAGTGTGGTAAAAATTTTTCATAAATAAGATAAGTACAAATCGCATCGTAAGCAGCATAATCTTTCATAATGTCAAAAGGAATCATATCCCAAGTGAAATCATCTTTGAGTAAGCCGTTACGTTTACGATAAGCGTCTATCCACTCGTACATACTTTTTTCGTAATCTCCATAAGGAGTAAATTTGAGTGCGAGTTGTTTTAGGCCGTGAGTGCCTGGATTCTCGTTAAGAGTATAGTGCATTAACATTGTATCTTCAAATTGTGGAAACTTGAAGCCAAAGTGATACCTAAAGAAAGCAATATCAAACTTACTGTTATGAAATACGACTTTCTTTTTATTGAATAGTTCTTGAAGCATTGTTTCTGCTTTTTCATCAATACAATCAGTACTAATGTAAGCTCCATGACTCTCTTTATATGATAGAGAAATACCTAGCATATATGCATCACGAGGATAAAGACCTGTAGTTTCTGAGTCAAGTGCAATAAATCCATTCTCATGGTCTATCGCATCTTGTAGAAACTTATGTAGTTCTTCGCTCTCTGTAATTGCAAGTAGAGAATCTTCTCCAAGTGCTTCTTGTTTGAGTTCACCAGAAATATACTTTATAATATTATCTCTAGACTCTTCCCAGCTTTTCTTTGCCTCTGGTTTAAAAGCAAGCATTGCTGGATTAATAACTGGTAAAAATTTACCATCAATTATTCTTCCACTATACTCTGTAATCGAGTTAATTTTTGTGTAGTATTTTAAGGCTTCTGAGCCTACGAGTATAACCCAATCATAGTCATCAGGATTAAATACTATGTCTACATCTCTTTTGAGAACTTTTTTAACTTGAGGATTTGAACAAAGAGCATATGAATCAAATTGAAACTTATTATTAAAAAGTTCAAAGTATTTATTTCTACTCGGTTTTGATTCTACTATTGCTATCTTCATTGTTCTCCTCTATATTCATCTGCAACAACAATATCTACTACTTGGTCATATTTATACCAGTTACAATTAAATATTTTTGTTGATTCGTTATTTTCCATATTTTTAGTGACAATCCATCTTGGTAGCCCATCAGGACTTCTATCTTTCCAAATAATACTGCCTTTTATGTGTTCTTTTAAAATTCTCATAATGTATATTATACTCCAATTTTGACCTTTTGTCAAGAACTATTTTTTAATACGTTTGGTCTTAGATTTTTTAATAATTTTTCACATGCATCTAAAGTTTCCTCTATTGTCCAAGCATTTTTCATTTGGTTATATTGTTCTCTTGTAATACAGGCGTTCTCTAAACCATTTCCACCATCTGGGTCAATATGATCTAACTGCCATGTATCATTTACTAAATCTAATACTTCGCCTGAGTAATAATCTACTACTGTATTGTTTTCTAAATTTAATTGTTGTTTTTCTTCTAAATGTTCTACTAAATCTTTTAAGTTCATAATTATGCCTTCTATTGTTGTTCTTCTTCTATTAAAACTATTTAATCTTTTTTGCAAACTTTTACTCACATCTACTAATGGAATTTTTATTCTAAGTGGTGTGGTTTTTGTCTTAAATTTTTGTATCTTTTTACTAAGTCTGCCTCGTGGGCTTTGTCTCCATGCTTTTGCTTTTTCTGGAGTGCTTACAGAAGTATTTGTCTTTCCAAACTTTGCCCATAAAGTTTTACGAAAACTTCTTTGTATTTCGTCTTCTGTTTTACCCCAATTTTCTAGCATCCACTTCTTCATGTGAGGAGACAAATAATACTTATCTGGGTCATTTTCTTCCATTTCTTTGGCAAAATCTTCCCAGTTATATACTGTAGGTCTACCTCCAAGTATTCCAAACTCAGAGCCATCATTTTTTCTATCTCTTGAATTAACTATTGCCATATAAATTTTCCTTTATTCTTTTTACATAAAGCTCATTCAAAGCTCCTGCATCTATTAGTTCTTTTGGTATTTTTACATGATAATGTTTTAATCCTACTTTCTCACAAAGTTCTTGAACTTTTTCTGTTGCAGCTACTCCTGCATCATCAGGGTCAAAAAAGATATCTACTTGGTCTACTCCTCTCATTCTAAGTAGTTGAAGTTTTTCTACTGTTATATTTGATACTCCAAAACCACACATTGAGTTTGTCAATCCTTTATCATGTAAATTTAGCACATCATATATTCCTTCGACCAAAATTACTCTACCTTTTATTGGCTTAGCAGTTGCTGGGTAAAAAGGCATTATTGCTTTCGGTGGATGTATGATATATTTTGGCTGGTCTTTAATTGCAGATTTTTCTCTTAGCCTTCCATTAAATGCTACAATTTTATTAGTAATATCGTAGATAGGGAAAACAATTCGATCTTGAAAAGGTGATCGATTGCACATAAAAGCCTCAAATTTTTTATATGTCTCAGGTTTTATATTTCTCTCATTTCCGACATATGCCATCATATCGGTTGGAAATTTGAGTCCGACAGAAGCCGAGCGTTTTTGATCGATTAACTGTTTTACCTTTTCTCTTTTTATGTCCAAAAAGTTACTGGGTTTGTTAAATAATTTAAAAATATTTCCTTTAAAACCACAAGAAAAACAATTGAATATTCCAGTTATTTTATCAATTCTCATACTAGGGTTGCTATCGTCATGTTCAGGGTTGAGACATGAAACAATATAATCCGCAGGGGATACTTTAAATGGTATTCTTTCTTCAGCTAGTACTTCTTCTACTCTCATGGTTTATATACTTTTCCTCTATCTGTTATTAAAAATCCGTTTAAATGATCGAGTTCATGTTGTATTACTCTAGCGTCGTTTCCTGTAAACTTAGTAGTTTTTCTATTTCCTTTGAAATTCGTATACTCTAAGTCTATGGAATGAGAGCGTTTAACTCTTACTGCCGCATCTTTGCAACTTAAACATCCTTCCCAATCAGTTTTCATAATAGAACTACGATTCTTCACTACTGGATTTACGAATACGTCGTCCCACATTGTTACTGCTACAAATACTCTATAAGGTTCTCCAATTTGTATTGCAGCAATACCTTGTCCCTCATTCTCAACCATTGCTAGTTTCATTCGGGATAATAAATTTTTTAGCTCTTCGTCTGAGCCTGTCCATTCTTTTGAGTAAGTTCTTAACGTCTTAGTGTCTTGTACTATTGTCGCCATCAAAATACCACTCATCATCTAAAATCTGTTCCCATCCTTCTTCATAAATAGTTCTAAATTCTTCTAAAGTAGGAATATCTATTAATACTTTTTGATTATTCCTAATTTGTATTAGTCCATAAATAAAGAGTCCATAGGATTCTTCTAATTGTTTTTCTGTGTACATTAACATTTAAATCTCCTGTATTTCTTCTCCATCTGCTAATCCCATATCTTCTCTCATTTTTGCTTTTTCTTTTGGATTAAGTGTACTGTTGGGGCCAATCTTTAATGAACTCCAATCTACTTCACTAGAGAAACCTTTTACTTCATTGTTTCTCATTTTAGTACAATTAAATGTCATACACTTATCCTCTGGTTCCCATGCTTCCAATGTATACGCTGCATCTGCAGCATCTAAGATACCTTTTGCAAAACGGGCTTCTCCAGTAGCGTCTATCTGATAGGGTGCGAAAACAAGAGTTTCATACTCTTGCGCAAATGACTTCATCTTTTTACTAATCTCGATTTGTTCTTGCCAGTCATACTGACTGTTTCTTGAAGGTGCGTTGTGGCGGCGAACTTGGTTAAGATAATCGACTATTACAATCCCAACGTCTTGGCGACTTACCCTCTTATCGAGTTCGCTTTGAATTTTTGAGAGAGTGAGGGCGGGATCATAAATAACGTCAAGTTGTTTATCTTTATTCAGTTCTCTTTTAACAAGTTTTCTGTGAAACTCGTCAAAATCTCTGTTGAGTTCAAACTCTTGGAGAAGCTCGTGACCACCATCAAAACGACCTGCCCACCAACCTGCTACAAGATTCCATTCCTCATTGTTGAGGTTTCTGTCTCTAATTTTGACAAAAGGAATTCGTGTAGAGATTGAACACATTCTTTGCAGAATAGAGCGGCTGTCCATTTCTATAGTAAAATACACTGCACTTCTACCAGAGTCATACACATTGACAGCAAGATTACAGGAAGTCAATGACTTACCTGCACCGCGTTTGCCGCCAACAAGCACTAAATCTTTCGGTGAGAATTTCACCTTTGAATCGTAATCAGTATTGAGTCCTAAAGGTAAATACTTCGATCTTTGTTCTTCATCTTCAAAAAGTGTAATCGTTTGCATACTTTCAGAAGGTGGAGTTACATCAACCTTGTCACTTACGTTTAAAACTATTTCCTGTAGTTGTTCTATATTTTCTTCTGCACTCGCCATAGCAACAGTCTTGTCAATATACTTGTCAAGTTCGTCTAATATTTCTATTTGTGTGAATTCATTTTTAAGATAGTCAAGTAGCATGTCTGCATCGACATCTACTTCTACATTTTCTATGGCAGAGAGTTTTTCGAGACTTTTCTTATCTCGGACTTCATATTGAAGTTCTTCAAAAGTAGGGAGAGTTTGATAATTGTCAACGTGCTTTTCTAAGATGTTAAATATCCCTTGGTACTCACTTGGAAGATAAATATTCTTCAGTTGTGACCAAGTATCTAAATCTCTTTGTACTATTAATTGTTTTAGTAACGCACTCGCAATATTCATAACTCTCTCTCAAAAAAGGGGAGCAGTGCGCTCCCCTCACTAATTATTGCGATTAGCCTATTTCTTTTTTAGCTGCACCGTTGTAATCAGCACATTGTAAACCTCTTCTGGTTAACATTGTTTTAACGCCTCTTACAGTTTTGCCGATTTCATCAGCGATCTCTTGAACAGTCATTCCAGAGATGTCAAGGTCAGCTAATACGTCAGCTTTGCTTGAACCTTTAGTTTCTTTCTGCTTAGGAATAGCATTGATGTCACCACTTCTAAGTAATGAAAGAGCTTTACCTCTGATTGAGTTAACGCTTTTGCCTAATGCTTCTGCGATTTCTTCTACAAAAGAACCACCATTTACCATTTCAATAAATGTGCCTTCCTCTTCAGGAGAGTAAGTTCTAACAGTTTCTACTTTAGGAGCAGGTTTAACATGCTCTGTTAATTCCATAGAAAGAATTTTACCTTGAATTGACTTAGCAGAAAATGCTCCGCCTTCAAAGTTTTCAGCGATTTCTGCATATGTGTAGCTACCGCTGTTGTCTTGTACGAATGTGCTAAGAGTTGCCTCTTGCTCATCTGAGAAAGACTTGGAAGCTGAAGCAGAAGCTAGTTCTACATCAAATCCCATTTTTCTTAATTTAGAAGATACTGATCTTGTTGATGTTTCAAGATGCTCAGCAGCTTCAGCAACTACTGCCTGTGATACAGGGCTTTGGTCACCGATGAAGTCCACTAGTTGCTGTGTTCTTTCATCTGTCCATTTTGGTAATGCCATTTTTAATTATCCTTTATTAAAGTTTTTATATTATCGTAAATTATTACACCCATTTCTCGGGCTTTATTAGTTTTTGCTGATTCTATGCCACTTTCGTTCAATAGAATCGTAACATCTTTTGTAAGATTATCCTTTGTCTCAAATCCATGTTTTAGTAAAACTTCTTTTGCTACTGCCTTTGTAGGATAGCTTTTAAGTTTACCTGTTATACAAACAACACCTTTCTTCGGGGTGTTGTCGACTTCGGACTTCTCACAAGTAAATGTAAAAGGTAAGTCGTCGTACTCCATTGGATAGAATGAATTATCTAACCAATTAACTAAATTCGACGCCGCTTTAGGTCCCAGACCAGCATCTATACACTTTTGGTAGGTTATCTCTGAAATATTCGAGACCTGTTTGGTCAATTTATTAGATGCGCTAGAACCTATCAGCGGTATCGAAAAAGCTGGAAGGAGAGTTGTTAAACTTGCTGATTTAGAATTTTCTATCTCAGCAAATAATTTCTCTCCTAGCCTTTCCGAATTTAGAGCAACCGATATTTCTTGTTCTGTAAGAGCATAAATATCGTGGTAGTCCTGTAAGTCAAGTTTCTCGATTGAAGCTGAACCAAGTCCTTTTATTTTCAAAGTCTTGGCAAAATGCTCGACTCGTTTGGATGACTTAGCAGGGCAAGTATCATTTCGACAAAATAATTGGTCATTCACAATGTCTAACTCTGTGTTGCAAGCTGGGCAATGTGTTGGTATAATTATTTCTCTCAAATTTACTTCTCTCTAAAATTTATAAATATATTATATCAAAAGAACAAGCATCTGTCAAGAACTATTTTTTGGGAAGTCCCGTAAAATAAGGGACGAAATTTTGAAGCACTCTGTGTGCCCACCAAATTTTTGTTGAGGTTTGTAACTATCATGCTTAAACTTCTTATGTAGTTCTTGCTCAAACTTCCAACAGTTATAAATAGTATCATGATAAGTGCGTTGAATACGCAAATCGTAGCCTTGAAAACCACGACTTCTTTTGATTACATGACGCCAGTCTTTTCCACTGGCAATTCCTACCTTGATACATTCACGTTCCCAAGTGGATTTATTTACTAGAATAACTCCATAGAGAACACCTTCTCTATCTTTTTCGTGAGGGTGATTGTCAAAATAGGTTTGATTATAGACTCCGCTCATTTCCACTCATGTTTTTCTTCAAGTGCAAACTGACAACCTTGAACAAAATCACGATCTTCTTCATTCATAACTCCCCAACAGTAAGTAAGTCTATCTAAGAATAAATCTACTGTTTCTGGGTCATGAATCTGCATATTTCTTTTCATCATTTCTTCAAGAATTTGCATACGAAGTTCTATTTTTTGTCTAAGTGTATTAGCCATTTAAGTTTGTCAATAATCCTGTAAGTAATATGAAACATGCAATACTATTTAACATTACAAGTGCGCGGTCTTTCCATGCAAATGCAACAAATAGCCAACCTAGGCATCCAAGAAAGGATAGAAACGTATCAAGAGTATTGCTGTATCCAGCAGCTCTTACTACCATAGCACAAAGTAAAATGAGTGAAGCCACCCACTTTACATACCAATCAATCGTGTACTTAGGAGTCGCACTCTTGAAGATTCTTTTGCTGTTCTCTATTTCTTTCGGATGAAAGTTTTGCGATTTTTTCATATGCTTCATATAGTCTTTTGTTTAAATCTGTTATTTCTGCTTTTAAAATATCTACTTCAGTCATTTATTCTCCTTAAAACTTGCGGTATAATTTTACCTGCACGAATTACTTCTATCTTGCATCCAATTTCTAAATTCAGTGCTTCGATAATTGACTTATTGTGTAGAGTTGCCTTTGATACTGTTGCGCCCTCTATGTCGATTGGCTTGAAGTGTGCAACAGGTGAAACTGCACCTGATTTACCTACTTGCCAAGTTACATCTTGGAGGACGGTGACTACTCCTGTTTCCTGCTTCTTCAGGGCAAATGCGCCACGGGGATGATGACTTGTATATCCATATGCGTCAAATCTATCGTTTTGAGCAACGCGAAATACAGAGCCGTCATGAGGAAACTGTGAGTAGTCACTATCGATGGCTGTATCGAAACCAAGATTTGATATAAATCTCATGTCTGATACATAGTTGTCTGTAATGTAAGGAGATACTCCGTGTACGACAAAGTTGAGTTCTCTTGTCTCAAATTCTTTTCTATCTTTTAAGTTTAGCGCACCCGCTGCATAGTTTCTTGCATTAGGTATCTCCTTGGGAGCTACTACTTCTCCCGAAATCTGTATTACCTCATCATAATTAATTTTATTCGGGACTAGTGTACGAATAAGATGAGTAATGTCTAGTCCTTCTATTCCGTCTCCTCTTGTGAGTGCTTTTTGAAACTCACCTCCACCATAAAGTATACTTATAGCTGCACCGTCAAGTTTTGCAGTCGTAACAAAGTCGTCGTTTCCCCAATCTGGTGGGGAATCGACGCCTTGTATTACTTTTTGGAGGGAGAACAAAGGAAACATGTGCTTGTATCTTCTTTCATAAGAACTCTTATAACCGATACTTTCTTCTGTCACCATTTGTACTAGGTGATCGAAAACCTCATCTGACATGATTGGAGTGCCTTTATAATACTCTGCTGATGCTCGCTTGATAAGATTTTCTAACATTTATATATTATACTAAAAATTTAACCATGTGTCAAGAACTATTTTCCGATATGTTTGACTTCATCCTTAGGAATCACTTGATATGCACCTTTGTTGTACGCTATCGAAACAGTATAGTTTTTACTTACTTCTTTCTTATAGCTGTCATCTTTCGGCGGTGTATATGGCTTCAGTTCTGCACTAGGTATGTGTTTACTGGAAGCGCGTACGGGATTCGAACCCGTGTTGCAAGGATGAAAACCTTGTGTCCTCACCTGACTAGACGAACGCGCCCTTGTTGCTTTTCTTTTTCTTTTGCGACCAAATTGGTCATAATTTAAACTTCCTTTTATAATCATATATAATATTATACACGGCTTTTAAGGATTTGTCAAGAACTAAATTTAGTTTTGGTAAATTTGGTCTAAAATTTCTTTAAACTCTTCTTCCAATATACTTTTACTTTCTGCTAGTGATAATATTTCAACTAGTCCTGTAAAAAGTTCCTGAACATTTTCAATATCAATAGGCATGGATACACCTTCCTTTGAAGGCAACCATTCTTCATCAAAGTCTAAATAGTATTTTCGGAGAGAAAGGTACTCAACACCTCTAAAGGTGTTGATTACTAAACGGAGTTGCTCCGTATCTCCTTCTGTAATTACTCTTTCATATTTTGTAGGTGCACTTAAATCAATCATTTTTAATTATCCTATTTAATGGTACAATACTTGTCACATTATTAGGCATCAATAGACGATATGAGTCTGTGTCCCAGCAAAATAAGAGGACTGTGTCTTTAGATTCTTTTGCTCTATTTTTCTTTTCTGCTATATACTTCGTAGAAAAGTCTCTAGTGCAAATATTGTATTTTAGTCTGCGTGAATTCTTACTTCTGTAAGTAATGACTGCATCGCCTGCGTCATCTAGTTTCTTTTTAAAATCATCCTTTGTCATGTTTCCTCCAATTTTATCTAACAAATGATTATTTGAATTGTAAAATTTTTGGTTACATACTATGGATGCAAAAAACTAGGGTACCCTAAGATACCCTAGCTAAAAAACTAAAACTAATTGTTTAAGTTATTTACTACTGTAGTAAAGTATACTGCTGCTTTACCAGTTAGTTTTGAGATGATTGCTTCATCAATATCCTGACCTGCATCACTCAGCGCACTAGTCAAGGAGGATTGTGCGTCAGCAACACTTACTCTACCACCACCGCTTGAACCGCCTGAAGATCTAGCTGCTGGAGTTTTTCTTACATAAACACCTGCTTTTGTAAGAATCATTCTAACACCATTTGGAGATTCTTCTAGCTGCTCTGCGATATCTTTTACTATCTCCATACTATTCTCTGGAGTAGGTTCTTCAGCGACATACATGTCAACTGCTTCTTGTTTTTTCTCGTCTGTCCAAGACATTCTTTTTCTCCTATTAATTAAGCCAAATCGTGATTTGTATTCTTCTATGCTGTCTGTATTACGATAGCCTGGAGCCCATCCAGTTGCTTGTAATTGTTGCATATAAAATCTATCACTCATTAACTGTTCTTCTAAAATATAATTATATTATATAAAAATTTTAAGGCGGTGTCAAGAACTATTTTTCGTTTCCTTATGAAAAATGTCTTTTGATTACTTCTAACTTATCTTCGGCCTCTGCTAATTTAGCAACCTGAGACTCGACAGCTTCTACAATCTCTGGGTGTTCCCCAATTCCAACAGGATTTCTTTGATATGCAAGAACATTTGCTTTGCATACTGCGATTTCGCCTTCTAATTTTTTACATAATGCTTCTAATAAATAGTTCATATTTATCCCCTTGGGAAGTTATCCCACCTGTAGAATTTTTTAGTTTCTGAATCCCAATACCAACCTTTATTCTTTTGTTCGTTTTGTGGAAGTTCTGATTCTACATATTTTTCTGCTTTTTCTTGTTCTTCCAGTAATCTCATATACCAAATTGCCATTATAATTTTTTAATTCCAAATACATAGTTATCAGCAGCATCTTCTGCGTAAGATTCACTATGTCCTTTGTAAGTTTCTGTTTTAATAAACTCTCCATTTTTATAGAAAGCACAACCCCAATCGTCGCCTATTTTTATAGTGTCTGCTTGAAGGTCTCCTTTTACATATGAAGAATAAACATCAAAATTTTTATTACTTATCATTATTAATTCCTAATACTCCCTTTATAAATCCATCTTGAAACCTTGTTATCTTATCATCAAATAATATAATCCATGCTATGAAAGGGAACATAATAAAAAATATTACAAATACAATGAGAAAAGATAAAATAGGTTTCTTCACCATAATATTATTTCTATCTATAGACGTAATTATTCTATGACATGGAAACCAAATTTTCCACATAGCTATTCCTACGCCTGAAATATACATAGCGATTGCAAATTTAAATAAACTTAACTCCATATTGCTCCAAATGCCTTAGACTTCCTAAGTCATATGCGAGCTGAGATGAGTATCTTCCACCATATTCTATGTGTGGAAAGAAAGTTCCTTCAAAATTGTTTTCTTCTATTGTATATATTAAATAACACTTTGCTCCATGCTTACTTTCGTAATCCATGTTAGTGTGTTCTCGTATTACTTTTGCTGGAAAATTCTTACGAATTGCCCATACAATCTCTCCTTCTTTAAAACTATCACTTACACACTGCTCGGGAAGCATAGCATTTCGTATGCCCTCATAGTCAGTTGCAGGTAGTTTCATTGGAATACCGAGCCTATCCACTATTGCTTTCACAAAAGCAGGAGAACGATATATCGATTGTGCTATACTAGATACATTAAATCCTTCAATATACATTTGAGCTACAGTTTTTAATTCATCTTCACTCGCGGGTTTACCTTTGTTCATAGAGCGTCGTCTTTCACGAAACTCCATTGTATCACGCCAGTCATCTATAATTTTCTGAAGTCTGGTCGTGTTATACCTAATATTCAGAATCTCACAGGCTTCCTTTTTCGTGATAGGATTATCTGCTTCTAGTAATGATACTACATGTTGTATGTTAGTATCTGTTAATTTTTCATGTGATTTACTTTTAATTGCCATCTTCACTCCCTAATAAAATAATTGTGTAATGAATAATTTTGAGTAAATCTACTTCATTTTTTCCGTTTTTCTTACCATATCTTTGAGCATACTTAATAATGTTTCCAATACAGAAACCTTCAGCATGTCCTGCATCTACAATGAACTCTGTAGATTGAATTTTATTCATAGAATAGTGAGCGCCATAAGTGCCATCTATATAGTTCTTTATCATTCTAAGAATTTTATCTTCTTGAAATTTATACTGAATTTTCTCTTTCTTATTGAAGATACTACTCACTAAGTGCTTTCTCCAGTTCTGTATAACCTCCAATCTTCTTGCCGTTTAGTATAATTTGTGGAAAAGTTCGAGCAGTTGGAAACTCTGCCATAAAATTCTTTGCATCGAAGTCCTCTCCAAGCATAAGATATCTTACTTTAGCACCTTTCATTTCTGCTAGATTCTTTGCCATATTACAATACGGGCAGTTTGGTTTGCTATAAATTGTTATTTTCATTTTGCAGTTATTCTCCTGTCAGTCCATGCAAGTCCTTCGTCCCACCAATCAGGTTGTGGTCTGTGTGACCAAGTAGCGAAGGTTGCTTTATCTGTATGATAATATAAACGATACGAGCCAATGACATCATTTTCATCTTTTAGCTCGTCTGGCATAGCCATGCCAAATGGAGTGAGTCCCTTGCGGGGCATATTCTTAGGTTCGGGCAGTCGATTGATTACTTCAACCACTGACTTGTGTAACTTGCCATAACGATAATGATACTCATCATTAAGAGCATTTGCATAGCAGTGAACCCACTCAAAGTTATCTAAAGATGACCTTGTCCATATCGTACAAGGATGATTATACATCATTGGTAAATATGGAGTTAAAGGTCGTTCTTCCATTGGTAAATGTTTGATTTCAGCTTTGGATTTATTTAATACTTCTCGTTCTTCAGCATTTAATGCACGAGGGACGAAACCTAGTAAGTGGTCAATCCATACAGCTGTGCACAGCAGTTGTGCAGCCTCGAGAGGCATCTTTACAACATGCTTATCCACATGGTATTCTGCACACTTATCTAAATCTTCGTCTAAGTAAAATAAATTCATTTAATCCAACATTTATAGCCAGTGCACTCCTGTTTTGGTATGCCTGGGCAGTATTCACAAAAAGAAAAACGACTACTCCTGTCCTTGCGGAGAGAAGTAATCGTTTTCGGTTGTTTTTGCTTTTTGTTATTTTTCATAATATGTATATTATACAGAAAAATTAACCAAATGTCAAGAACTATTTTTATTTGCTACCAAAGGCTTTTCCTGCTTCGCTGATACCAAATGCACCTAAAGTAACTACTACGAATGAGGTGTAGATTGTATCAGAAATGACTAAATCTTGCCCCATAAAAGCAGTCACTAAATCACATAACCCAAAAATAGTCATCAATCCAAAGGAAATAAATCCAATGATTGCTTTTTCGTTTATATCATTGTCGTCTAAAAACAAATCCATAAACTTTCTTTTTGGTGGTTCTAGTTGAGCCTTGGCAGCTTTAGCTTCATCCTTTAAGAGTTTGATAGTATCTTCGGCATCGTCGAGTTTCTCGACTAATCTCATATACTTATCAAGGTCTATTTGGACTTCATTGCGAGTATTATCAGCGGTATCGGACATTATTTATCCTTTGCTTTACCCACATTTAATGCGAACCAGTCTAC